TGCTCGTTCTGGTACGTGGGGATGATGATGTCAACCTTGTTATCCACAAAGCAGCTCCTCGGCGTTGAATCCTTCGCCGCGGAATGAGTTAGCCAGGGCGTGCCGTCTCTTGCCCATGCTCGATACGATCCCGGTGTGCTGGACCAGGCTGGGGTTGTGGACGTACTCGGTCCAGCCTGCGGCCTTCATCGCCTCGACAATCCCGCCGTCGATGAACTGCCAGCCGCGTTGGGGATTCAGCATCCGGTCGATCATCCGTTGGTGCCCCAGCAGAATCCGGGTCGCCTCGTTATTGAAGACGAGAGCGACGGCTCCCTTGCCGAGCTGGTTGGAAGGATACCATCCTCGTCGACCCTTGCTTAAGGCTTGGTTCTCCGGAAACGTGTAGAGGTTCCAGTATCCCCGTGCCGGATATGGGCAGCGGTCGAGGTATCCACGAAGGTTCCGGTAGGTCACAAAGTCGTCCTGGAACATAGCAAAGCGTTCGGCGTGTGGGTCGCGCAAGTACAGCTCGGCAAGCGCCAGCATCCAGTTCCCGGATGTCCGCAAGGAAGGATATCGGGCGGTCACTTCCAGGCCGAAGTGAGCGTACTCGCCTGGGTCGCGGCAGCCGTCCACGAACAGCCTGGGGCATGGAAAGCCCGCCTTCGATAGAGACTCCAGCGTTCGAGGCAAGAGCGTGGTCTTTCTCTGCGGACAGGTCGTGACCCCTGTTGCCCAGCTAGGCATTGACAAAAAACCATAGAGTTAGTATATTAGTTGCAAAGGAGACAAACATGAAAGCACAAAACCTATTGGGGCTCACTTTCGGGCGCCTCACGGTAGTTAAGTTCATCGGCAAAATCAATACACACAGAATGTGGTTGTGTCGCTGCCAATGCGGAAATGAAATTAAAGCCAACGTGGGCAACTTGAAGTCCGGGCAAATTCTTAGCTGCAAATGCCTCTCCAGGGAGAACTTTATTAAGCGGGTTACGAAACACGGCTATGCAAGAAAGAAGTCACGTGAGTATTCATCCTGGAAGAACATGCGTAATAGATGCAACAATAAGCATAACCCAAGATGGATGGATTACGGGGGACGCGGAATTGGGATTTGCGAAAGATGGGATAATTTCCACAATTTTCGGGAAGACATGGGCCCTGTACCCGACGGTAGAAGGTGGATGATCGAACGAAAGGACAATGATCCTGGATACACACCAGAGAATTGTTGTTGGGCACTCGCACTTCAGCAATCTTGCAATAAAAGAAACAACCATTTTCTAACACACGATGGCGTTACACAACATCTTGCTGCATGGGCAAGACAACTCAAGATGAATCACGTCAAGATTATCAAGCGGTTGAATCGAGGATGGTCAGTTGAGAAAGCCCTCACAGCGCCATAGGCATTCACTTCGCCTTTTCCTTCCGCTTGGCGTTGCTGATCGCACGGCGGACGAGCACCTTGCCTGCCAGTCTCACAAACGGTAGACGCCGTCGCGTTGCCTCCTCTTCCAGCCAGTCAACGATTTCTTCGAGATGATCCTCGCACCACTCAATCCCGTTGGAGTCCATTTCCCGGGCCCGCTGTCCGCATCGGCAGTTTGGCTGGGAGACAATTCCGAACCGTGCGAGAATGGTCTTTAGCTCGGTGCCTGCGCCACCGGAAGACGGCGGTAGGGTCCATTGAATAGTCGCTTGTTCTTCCCTGGGTGCCGCCCGGGGGCGGATGGTCGGTCTGGAAGCCGTCCGCTGGCCGTTGCATCCGCCGCAAGTTTTGCCAGCGGGGACGCCGGCGTTACGCGTTTCCATTGGAGACTTTGGCGGGTGCAGCTTTTCCCAAAACGCCCGCGATTCCTCCGCTGTGTAGCGAACCAAGGATTGACGAGTAGTGATCTTGTCAGGCATCGGGACACCCATCGGTAAACACGGTCGGCACACTGCCGTCAACCTCTTCCAGCGTCCATGTTTCGGTGGGCCCCAGGCATAGGCAGCCTCCACCATGCGAGAAGATGCCGGTTGCCATATTGGTTTCGACGTGCGTGATTAAATCTTCGCAATCGGCCGGTGGGGGGACAGAGATAAATGATAGGTTGTTTGGGACGCCGTTTTCGTACATCTTGAAATTCAGGCCGTTGGCGATGCAGTTCATCTCAAAGTACACTTCCTGCCCGCAAATCGTCATCGGGTCGGTGTACCAGCGGTTGCCCGTCAGTTGGCAGTGTTCTTCGTCTGTCTGAAGGAAAATTTCCAGATGGAAGCACGTCGGGTCAAGCGGGCCGTTCTCGCAGGTCGCGTCGATGGTTAGCTTCCACGGGCCGTAGATCCTGTACCAGCCATCGGGATTGTCGCATGTGCATTTGGTACACATCGGGCAAGGCAGGTCTCGCCGACTGGGATAGACGCTCTGCTTGGCCCAGTAGACGTTATCGAAAATCGCCGTCTCACCGTTGTTGACAATCTTGAATTTCTTCCCCACACCGGCCGAGCATGAGTACAGAGGCGGGAGCGTCGTGACGGCGCGACCAAAAGAAACGCACGTAAGCCCCTGCCAGCCGTTCACGGCGATAGTGAGGCTGTAGCGGCCTGTCGGCGTCATCGGGTTCCACGGGGCATGATAGACCGTGATCGACTTGGTTTCGGTCGCGTTGGTAAGTGAGACTGTTACCTCGTTTCCGCCCTGCATTGGGTCGTAAGCGCCCACGCTGTAGTTGACGGTCGTCGCTGGCCCCTCGCTGTCCGGCCCGTCGTCGAAAACAAATGACACACTGGTGCCGACTTCCTCGTTGACGATATCCACCATGAAGACAAAACCGTCTTGCTCCCAACCGATCTTACAGCGGAGCGCACCCGCTGTGTCGGCAAACAGAGCCCCATCGTTACAGGGAGAAGTGTATATATCGTACTGGGCGTCAGGCGAAAGCCCCTTGTGCCACTCGCCGCTCTCGACTTCCCACGCCGGCCGAAGGTCAGTCGTGTCGAGGGTAATGAGCCCGTGCTCCTGATCGAAGCAACAGGCCATGCTGCCCGTGAACTCCGGATTCTCCCCGGTGTTCTCGCAGTATTCGATCGGGGCGAAGTTGCCGGGGTCCCAGCCGAGCCCCTGGCAGCAATCGAAGTGGTCCTCGAACGTGTCGCAGTCAGGGCAGCAGCACTCCAACCCGTTGACCGGCTGTGTCGATGCCATTACGTCCCCGTTCCAGTTCCTGTCCCCGTTCCTGTCCCCGTTCCTGTTCCTGTCCCCGTCTCACTCGGACACAGAACGCAGTTGAATAGTGGGCAGGTCACATAGACGATATCCGCGCGGCCCAGCGGGTCGGCGGGGTCCATCTGAAACCGGCAACAATTGATCCCCGCCGTGGCCTGCTTGTCGCCGATAGCTGACCACGCATCGAGGGAGGAACCGACCGTACACATTTGGCCGAGGGCGTCGAGGGTGTACTCTTGAATTTGGCAGTCGCCGCCGAGGTCGAGATCGGTCAGGAAGATGGCTGTGCGGAGGCTGACAGAGCCGCCTGCGTCCGCTAGACGAATCGACGCCCAGCTATCGCCGCTTTCCATTTCCTCGATGGCGAGTATTTGCGCCGAGCCGCTGCTGCCGGCTTGCAGCTTCGTCGCGTCGCCCGCGATAACTTCCGCTCGCGAAAGAGTACCGCCGCCGCTCGCGTCCACCTTGACCTGCGCCACGCCGGAGAACACTGCCCGGGCTAACTTGCCCGCCGCGCACGGCTCGATCAAGACACAGAACTTTCCGGCGTGGTCCGCAGTTGGTACGACGCCCTTGAACGTCGGCGCCCGCCAGAATTGCGGTTCGTTGTCGCTGGGCAGGTAGAGAAATCCCGGCTCAACCCCGAGCACGCCGCCGCGTGGCACGTCCGTCTCGCTGTCATTTTTGATCCAACGAATGTTATTGAGGTTCAACGCCTCTTTCGGCAGCGCCCCGCTGTTTTCTTTAATCGCCCGCACGTATCGAACGGTATCAAGAATCTCGTTCCAGACCGCCGACTTGAAGATTGCGGAAATCGGATCGCCTTTGGCGAGCTTCTTAAAATCGTCGCCCATGGCTACGCCCCGATCAGGAGAAGGCCGAATTCGGCAGCGTTGTAAATTCGTTCAACGTGAACTGCAATCGGCCGAGAAGCGTTTCTTTTTGCGTCTTGATCTTCTTCTTGAGCATATTCGAGCCAAAGATAGTGCCAAGCGCCTTTGTTCACCCCGGTGATATCGCCGTAGAACGTTCCCACGATGTCAACGCTTTGCGTGAAGTGGAATGTGACTTCGACGATATTCGGATCTTTATTCGAGCCGCTGCCCTGTGCCCCGTCGAAGCGAACCGTACCGGGCGACTTGCCTCGAAACTGGTAGAGGTTCACCGTCCCCGTCAACGCCGTCAACGTGTCCTGGTAAATGAAGGACGCCGCCGCTGCCGGCATATCCCATGTCTCTGTCCACTTCGGCGCAGGCACGACTTTCTCGCAGCCTTCCACGTCGCCGTTTTGATTGACGCCGATCGAGCCCTTATGATCTGGCGGGTCTTCTAGATTTGATGGAGAATTGTAGCTCTGGATATGCTCCAACGCGTGGGTGATCTTCGCCGTGCCGCCGGTCGTATCAAATGCCCACTTGTAATTGCCCGGCGAGGGTGGCTGTCGAGGGCTATACGGCACGTCCACTCGCCAAAGCATGTGGCCGTCGGGGGTGATCTGGATATCCTGACGCCAGAGGCCGTCATAGATAGCCGGCGTGGCCGAGAGCGCGTAGGCTTTGACATACAGGTTGTTGGTCGTGCCCTCGGCCGTGTATCCGAACGTAAATGACCGCGGGTTCTCCGTCGATTTGCGGCTATCAGGACGCTCGTAGAACTTGAAGGCCATACCCGCCTCAACTCATTGTTAATCCGTCGGCGATTCGTTCCCACATCCGCTCGTTGCGTTCCTGCATTTTGCGAAGCATCCTTTGTTCGGCAAGCATCTGCTTGCGGGTCGTTTGTGCAGCGTCTTCCCCGCCACCGCCTTGCATTGCCGCGGCGGCCCAGCCGGTTTGGGCACCGACTGACTTGGCTGTCCCGGTCGCGGCCATTTCCTGAATCGCAGACGGGACGGCAGGGGCACCTGGGATAGGCTTGCCGGCCTTCGCTGCATCGCCCGCGGCTTGTGCCTTGGTCGCCGCCGCTAGAAAATCCGCTTTCGCAGCATCAACGGCTGCCTGTGCTTCTCCGACCGCGCCTTCACCGGACGCCTTGCGTGTCGTCGCGCCGGCCCCGAGGTTCGCTTCCATTTCCGATCGCTGTGATTCAATTGCCGCCTTCGCGGCGGCCGTCTGGGCGTCGATGTCCGCCGCCCGATTCGGCCGGGCGGCTCGCGAAACCTCAAAGCCCTCTTTGAGATTTTTTTGCACGTCGGCAACGTCAAGCCCCTGAAGTTTGGCGATAACCCACGCGATTGGTCCGGAAATCGCCTCGACGAAACTAGACGAGGCCCACTGGTCCCACGCCTTCTCGATGAACCCGATCGCTTCTGCCCATGCGCCCTTCAGTTTTGCAGTCACGTTGTTGACAACAACCAAGATTCCGGTTCCGAGTTCAATCCAGAAGCCGCGAAAGCCGTCCCACTTTTCCGTGAGCCAGGCCACAAGGCGGGCCCATTCAAGGCGGACAAAAGAAAGGGCGACGTTGGCAGCCGCACCGATATCACCGGCGGAAAGCGCTTCGGTGATTGCCCCAAACGCTTTCTGTCCATCCTGTGCTACGTTGGCGAAGGCACTGGATAGGTACGCAAACAACCTTTGAAACGTGTCACCGAGCATCGTCCCAACGGGAGTCAGCTTAAAAAGCGCATACCCAAGTCCAACTACCGCAGCAGTCACGAGCGTTATGGGTGACATCAGCACTTTGAGCAACCCAAGCGACGTCAGCAGTCCTTGGGAAGCAAACGCCACGGCCTTGAACGCAATCCCCAGGCTAAAGAGCGACGCCCCGAGAGCGCCAACCACAATTGCCCCGATTGCGAGCCGCTGAAACAGTGTCTTGTTGTTGTCGATGAACGTAACCAACATCCGGCCGGCAACCATCAAGACGCTGCCGACTTTTTTCAGCGGCTCAGCGATCGTTTCACCGATCGCAACCATAACCGCGATCGCGGACTGCCACGCCTTCTCAAACGCGCCAAGAATGCCGCCCTTCATTTTATCAAAGGCGGCATTCGCCGAGCCGGCCTTTTTCCCCATCAGGTCAATATCCGTCGCGAACCCTTTGAGGTCTCCGGCCAGCGGGAACGCACCTCGCAGCCCGCGAATGTTGGGGAAGATCTTAGCCATCGCCTCGGGTGAGGCCCCGGCCAGCTTACGCATGACCCCAAGCAGACCTTCGGATCGAAGGGTTGCAGAGGTTAGCTCGATACCGTACTTACGAGCAGCCGCCGATGCGTCGTCCGTTGGGGCCAGGAATTCCTTGAGAATGTTGGTTAGGGCCGTGACGGCCATGTCCGTTTTCAGGCCGTTGCGTGTCATCGTAGCGATTGCCGCGCCAGCCTCTTCCATACTGATCCCGGCTGCTGCCGCCGTCGAAGTGACTTCGCCGAAATACTGCGCGAGTTCCGGGAACGTAGTGACGCCTCGCTTGACCGTCATAAACAGCATGTCAGTCACGTCAGCGGCGTTTTCTGCGGGAATTTTGAAGGCGTTGAGAACATTGATAATCGCTTGCGTGGATACGGCCGCATCGGTCAGGCCGGCCTTGGCGGCTTTCATGCTTTCGCGCAGGACATGCATTGCCTTATCCGGTGCGACGCTTGCGGAGAGAAGATCGTACAGACCCTTGGCAAGTGTCGCCGTGCTCTCGCCGAATTCAACCGATATATCCTTGATCTGGGCGGTAAAACGGGCCATGTGTTTTTCCGGCTCGTCCAGCATCGTGCTGACCATCTTCATCTGCCGCTCGAAGTCGCCGGCAAACTTAGCCCCGATCGCAAAAGGAACCGCCATCACGGCTGACATGCGCATGAACGTGCCGCCAAGAGCCTGAAGATCATTGCCGATTTGCTCGAAATCAGAACGAATGGACTTCAACCCGCGAACAAGCGCAGACTTATCGGCCCAGATTTTGATGTGGGCTTTTCCGGCCTCGATGTCCGCGCGTCCGGCCATCCTACTTGCCCTCGTATTCTTTCACGATCGCCGCCCGCACGTTTTCGTTGTACGGCAAAATCTCACTTCGGCTGTCCGCAGCGTCGCCTCCGAAGTTTGGCATAATCTCGTGTATCGGCTCCCCGGTCCACGCCGAGATGAGTTTGGCCGCCCGCTCCCACGCGTCGCGCCGCCGCCCAATGGTCATCCAGCAGAGTTGTCGGAGACTGAAAGGCCGGGGGTCGGTTCCAACGATGCCGCCAAGCTCCCAAACGAGTCGTTCAGAATCGTCTCGATCTTGTCGTTGACCAGCATGTCCATCCGTTGTAGTTCCGGGCCTGCGATTCTCGCCTTCATTAGCCCCACGGCCTTCGCCTTGTAGCTCGCCAGCTTTTCCATCGCGACGGCCTGGTCCGGCCGCCGCAACTGGCGGAAAAAACTTTGCCACTCAATGAAGAACAGGTCTTGGGCTTCAACGAGGGCATCGCCGGCAAGGAGCTCGCCGAACGTCGCGGCAGTCAATCCACGGTCAGCGATCTCGGGGGCCAAGAGGTGGGCGAGCGTCTCCCAGAATTCAACTACGTCGAACTGGAGTACCTCGAAAAGTGCCCGCGGTTTTCCGTTGCCGTTGGAAGCAAACGCCTCGCCCGGCTCCAGCAGATTAAACCGCCCATCGGAATCCCGCTTGACTCGCAACACGGCCCCGATCGTGAGCGGCTCGATGTGCCACTCGCCGCCCTTGATGTCCTTGAATGTTCCCGCCACAGGGCCTCCTTTACGGCGTGCTGTCTTCCAGGCTGAGGACCGTCATTGTCACCGTCTCCGACGTGCCGCTGTCGCCGTTCGTCGCGTGGGCGTGGGTAATCAGGTTGCCGGTCAGTAGGTTGGCGTCTCCGCCGGTAACGTCCATGACCCGCGGTGCATTGGCCACAAGGTCGTATTCCTCGATCGACGCATGAGAGGCGTCGTGGAACACGATATGCCCGAGCGAATCCGAATTGGCATCGCTGGATTCCATGCAGATCGCGAAAAGTTTGACGGCATCGCCGTCGATCTGCGTATTGATGATAACCTGGACCGCGGCCGTGATCGCGGTGGCTTGCGAGGGCAACACGTCGCCGCTGGCTCCCGTGAACGGGACGGCGTTGGTGGCAACGGTTCCCACGGTCGCGCCGTAGGCAACTCCACCGGTCCAATAGATGTCGATGATTTGCCCGGTGGTGATCCCGTGCCCGGCCGTCATGGTCAGCTCGCCGTCGGTGTCGTTCGTGCGCGTTGACAGCGTACCGGTCTTCGCCGCCGGAAGGCTCACGCCGGAATAAGGATTTGGGTGGTCGGCTGTGCGGCTGATCTGCTTATTGATCGTGATCCCGCCGATTGACACCACGATGTTGTATGTTCCGATAGCCATGAATCAGGCTCCTTTCGTTTTGCTCAGACGTTAACTTGCGGGTCACGGTCTTCGGCGTTCGGGTCCGCGGTGAATTGGATTGTTTGCTCGCCGAGGTACGGCGTGCCAAACTTCCAAGCGATATTACAGTCGCCGTCATAGCCAAGCCCAGACGAATAGGATTTGGTTCGGATGGCGACGGCCGTTCCAGCCGCCGCAGCGACAAGCAACGCCGCAAGGGAGCTGTCCGTAGTCTTATTGAGCATCGTCCATTCGATGCTGTACTTCCGCTTCGTGACGCGATTCGTCTCAATTGGCGGCGACGTGCCGGCTCCTCGCACTGTGGTCTCGCCTTTGTCCACGTCGAAGGTCTCGTTGATGTCGCGGCTGTTGGTCAACTCCGTGGCCGCGGTGGAGCCTTTGACTCCGTAGTAGATTTTCCCCTCAAACCCCATCTTCGTAGCCATGAGTCGCGCTCCTTGTTAACTGTGAACCGAGCCGGCCCACGCCTGTGCGAACCGGCTAAGATTACGTTGCAATGCCGGGAACATCGTTTGCCGTGGCGGAAACCGCTGGCCCCTGTAGACGCGGACGCCCTCGTGCTCGTGCGCTTGCAGGGCTATGCCGAAGCGGGAGTATCGCGGGCCGATGACGGCACTCTGCTTGTCGGCGTCGTAGACGATTGCCCGCTTCAGCCGCCCGCGGGTGTGTGGAGGAGTCCCGGCAGCGGATGGGCCGGCGGTCTTTTCCAGGCTGGCAATCGCCGCCTTGCGGATCGACGCCGCAGCGTGCGAAAGCGAGCGGTAGGCCGCCTTGTCAACGGCCTCTTCGACCCGCTTCGTCGTGTCGGTGTATTCGACCTTCGCGCCGATCATGCCCCATCCACCCTGTAATCGAGCCGCACGATGCCTGTGAATTGGTTGTGCGAGTGGAGGTAATCAGGCAGGACGACCACCGGGGCTTCGGCCGCGTTGTCTGGGAAGTCAAGCACGGCGTCGGCGTAGCCTTCAAGGCTTCGCGGCGATCCGTTGTTGCTCGCCATGTAATCCCAAATTTCGCCGGTCAACTTTGTCAGTGCGTCACAGGCGGCAACGCTACTCTCCGAGCACTGCTTGCGAACGGCGATGAAGATCGGCACAAGACACTTCCACGTCGCGCGTGTCTCGCGATGGACGACGACCGGTTCCGCTTGGAGCACGTCCACCCGCAGCGTCGTGTTGCCCTCCAGCGTGATTGAGGTGTCCCAAATCCGTTGGGCAGTGAACCCGTCGGCCCAATAGGACGCAAACGCATCGGCCTCCTCGCCCGCGTTGAGCGTGACTACTACGGCGTCGGCAACGGCAAGTCCTATCTCAGTCGGGTTCATTCCGTGCCTGTTTCCTTGGCGTACACCAAAAGCTGATAGCCGTCGGCGTCCAGCTTTTCAAACGTCTTCTTTCCCTTGGGAGGCAAGGCGGTATACACGGTGGCAGTTCCGTCGGCGTTGTGATGAACAAACTCATCGCCCTTAGCTGGCGTACACAGGTCCGAACCGATCACGTAATCGCTGGCTGTCACGGTGAACCGCACGCCGCGCCAAGCCGTGCGGAAGTTGCGATCGTCGGTTTCCTCCTCTTCATGGAGCGACATTTCCGCGATGATCGTGGTCGTCAAGCTGCCGCGGCGTAGGGCGAACGATTCCCCGAACTGGCTTTGCAGTACCGGGATCGCCTGGTCGCGGAACATCGTGTCGAAGTCGCTCGCCATGCTGAGTTCCCAAGTCCCGAGAGGGCCGCGCCCGCGGGACGAGAGTCGCGGGACGCGGCCGTCACCTCGGGAGACGCTCTGTTACGCAGTTTCGGCTTGCGATTCCTCGGTCGAGGCAACCTTCAGCTCAACCGCTGCCACACTCCACCCGTCGGCGGTCATCGTCACGTTGTCGAGTGTGATCTCGCCCGCTTTCAGGGCCCGCAGGAGGGCCAATGTTTTCGCGTAATCCGATCGGACCTGTGCGGTGGCTTGAATTTCCGCCAACTCTCTCAATAGTTCATCCATGCGATTCTCCGTGGAGCTTGTGTTGCCGACCGACCTTGGGGCCTGGGTGTCGAAGCCAAGCCCCAAGGTCGAAATGATTGACTCGATCATCCCACGCGGTAGGAAACCCAGGTGTTGCCGGACGTCTTGCGCGAGTACCACCGGCTGGAGGCAACACCCTGCGAAGTGATCGCGCCTCCCGTCGAAGCATGAGCGGAAATCACTATCGCATTACCGACGATGGTGTGATCTGCGCCGGCTGTTACGGTGATCGAATCCGCCGCAGCGGCCGACAGGTTGACCAAAATCCACTCGAAGCCTTCGCCGTCTCCGCACGCGCAGCCGGCTGACATATCAGTCCCTGTCGGAAGCGTGTAGGCTTGGGTGGCACCTGCCGCATGCGTCCCGGTCAGAAATCCGGTCAGCAGTTCGGCGATGGTCAGCGTCGCAGCGGTTGTCTTGGCCGTAACTGTGACCTTGGACGACATGCGGCTTTGGACGCGAACCATGCCCTGGACGCCGGCCGTTCCGCCGCCCGCCGCCGATGCACCTGCCGTGATGACGACGTTACCGCCAGCCCCGGAAGTCCCGGCGCCCGAAGCAGTCCCACCGGCCCCGGCCGTGATAGTGACCGATGATCCGGCACCGCCCGTGCCTGTGGCAGTAGCACCACCGGCAGCACCGAGGACGTTGACGGCTCCACCAGCGCCGCCCGTACCCGTCGTCCCGGCTGCACCACCGACGCCGGCGGTCAGGTTCGCAGCTCCACCCGCGGCCCCGGTCCCACCGGCCCCGGCGGCTCCACCGGCTCCGGCAGTGCAACCAGTCGCACCGCCGACACCGCCCGTGCCCGTCGTGGCCGCCGTGCCACCAGCCCCGGCGGTATAGGCGGCCGCACCGCCGACGCCTCCGGTCCCGGCACCCGTGGCCGCACCACCGGCCCCGGCCGTGCCGCTGATCGCACCACCGGCTCCGCCCGTGCCCGTGGTGGAGGTTGCCCCGCCGACGCCCCCGGTCAATCCGGCCGCGCCGCCGGCCCCGCCAGTACCAGCCCCGGTCACGGCACCGCCGACGCCTCCCGTGCTGTTGGCGGCACAACCAACTCCACCCGTTCCTGCCTTCGTATCGGCCGCCCCAGCCCCGCCCGTGCGAGACACAGCACCACCGGCACCCCCAACAGCCCCGGCCGCTGCTGCTCCGGCGCCACCGGTCGTCGTCCAAGCGCCGCCCGCGTTGCCCGCGCCATCGCCGGCACCGCCAACGGCCGCTACGGCTCCGCCAGCACTCGCGGCCCCGGCCATCCCGTTGATGCCCATCGAGGAATCGGACCCGGTGATATCGTCAGCAGTCACGGAGCCAGCGATCGTTGCGGTCCGCTTGGCCGCCGTGAGAATACCGCGGACATAGCTGTCCGTGGCCGTCGTCGCCGTCGTGCCATTGGGCTGCGTCGGGGCGGCCAGACCAAGCAGGTTGTTTCCGGACGCCGTTCCGGTCGCACAGCCGCTCAGGGCCGTGCCTCCATACGGGCTCCCGTTGTTGTCCCAGTAGACCGCGTCGCCGGCCGTAACGACTCCGGCGACTTGGGGAATATCCCACATTCCGCTGAAGTCCAGGGTACCGACCGGTTCTTCGCTGTAATCGACCGCGTCGGCGACGACTGCGGGAATGGTCCCGATTTCGATCACGTCGCCAACAGCGGCATCGGCCGAAAAGGTATGCGGAACCCTCAAGCCTTCGCTGACTCGAATGCAAGGCGTTTGTGCCATATTCTGTTTTCCTTTGCGAAAAGTGTGATTCTGTTATTCCGATTCGAGTTGAGGACTGTTGAGGGCTTACGCCGCGCCTTTGCTCTTCACCGCGCCGCGATAGTCCTGCTTGTTCACGCCGAAGTCGTGGTAGCCGCGCATCTGAATGCCGAGCGTGTTGAAGTCGGCGTCGGCCGTTTCGATCGTGGGGGACTCCTGACCGTTCAGGAAGCAGGTCTCGATGACCGACACTTCGGACGGCGAACACAGCATGTACCACGCGGTAATGCTGTAGCCGGTGTAACTCGAATTGCCGAGGTAGCGGCTGACTTCCGGCCGGAACTTCCCGGTGTGCGGATTCTGCGTCGGGTACTTCGTGGAACTGGTCGTATCCCGAATCTCGATCGACTTGAACAATGCCGCGGCGGTCGCACTGATAGCCGTGGGCGTCAACAGAATCGTCGGCATGTGGCCGATCGGCTTGTTGTCGGCGTCCTTCAGGTCCATGAACAGCGTCTCGACCGCCGTCAGCGAGTCGATGCTGAGATTGGTCAAGGCTCCGGACGTGTAGTTGCCGCGGGCCCCGGTGAAGAAACTCGCGTTGTCCATGAACTCCGTCCAGAAAATATCGTTGATCTTCAAGCCGGATCCGCGGCCGAGCATCTTCGGGACAGTCGTGATCGCCCCGAGGTCGTCATTGATGATGTCCGGCCGCGTAATCGCCAGCATCCGAGCGTAGGTGTCGGCCTTGTTGGTGTAACTCTCTTCTCCGAGAGTTCCGTGTGTGATCTCGCCGGCGGGAGGGACCTTGCGATACTGGATGTCGCCGGTCATCCGGTAGCTGGTAGCGGTCTTGAAGTCGTTGACCGAGCGAATGGAGGAAATGGCCCGCCACGTCTGCTCGACCATGTTGAAGCCTTCCAAGAGGAACTTGTTGGCGACGTTGCCGAGGATGCCGGTGATCGCAACAGTCGAAAATCCTCCGGCCTGAATCGGCTGAAAGGCGAATCGCAAGACAGCCTCGGGATCCTGACGGAAACCGCGGCCCTGATAGCCGTTTGCCCACGCAGCTTCGAGGAAAAGCTCTTGGAGCCCGATCCCGCGACGGAAGCGACTGTGCGCGGCTTGCAGCGCCTCCGGCTTGGCGTGATCCTCTGGCTTGGCAATCTTCCCATGAAGCAGACATGCCGCGGCGAGAATCTCGCTGTTGACCCCATCCTTTGTGCTGGCGTAAATCGCCGGAGCCCTCGGCCGCTCGGCCCGCATCAGTTCCGCCTCAAAGAGCGCGGCGGCCTTAATGTGCTCGGCTTCCAGCCGCAACGCCGGCCACTGCTCTTTGAGGGCCTTGACCTTCAGTTCCACAGCCGCCTTACGCCCGGCGGCCTGGATCTCCACCAGCTTGACGGTATCGAGCTTGGGGGCCCATTCGGCGGCCTTGGCTTCGATCGTGGTCTCGTGCGTGGCGTGGGCCAACAGCACGCCGTCGAGGTCAAACTTGGGGGCCTCGATCTTCGGCGGCTCGACGGGCCTGGCCTCGCCTTTCGCCGCCGCTTCGATGACGGCCTTGTCGGCCGCAGCCTTTACCTCGCCGTCGTACTTGGCTTGCAGCTTGGCTTTCTGGTCGTCGCGCAGATCCGCCAGAACAAGGCCCATTGCCTCGATCCACTGTTGAAACTCCATATCATGCTCCTTTGATTGAGCGGCGGACGCCGCGACTTTGACGGACGTGCGACCATCGGCCGCGACCGCCACGAAAGAAACCTCTTTGAGTTCGCTTTTGCGGGCCACGTAGAGCGGGCCCTTAAATGACTTGCCGTTGACCTTGGTGGTCGTGCCGTCGCCGACCCACTCCAATTCGAGCGGCATAGCGCCGACGCTGGCTCGCCACGGGAAGCCATTGGCGGCCATCATGAGCATCTTGTCAGCACACTCGCCGCCGACGCCGGAAACCACGCCGGCGAGCTTGAGCGATGCTTCAGCCTTATCTGCCTCATCGCAGTGCCCGACGATCATCGCGTGGTCGTGGTCCATCAGAGCCGGCAGCGGCATCTCCGCAGACATTCCCGCCAGGTCGATGACCACGGGCGTGTCATAGCGGCTGACACGGAGCATGCCGCCGGTGTATGCGGTGATCTTGAATCGCTTGGGGCTGGCGGATTGGCCTTCGGCCGGGGCCTGGGCTTCAACCCATTCGATCCCGCCGGCTTCGGCTTGGATGACCTCGGCTTTGCCTTTGGCGGCTGCATGAATCATGCGGGCCCGGCGGTGTCGCTGCGTGTGATCTCTCATTAGGCCCTCCCGTTTCCGTTGGGCTTGGCAAGCCGCTTGATTCGATTCACGCGGTTGGCTTTCCCGGGCGGGGAATCCTCGGTCTTTTCCGTGGGCTGGGGCTGGGCGAAAGAGCCCGCCTTAGAAAGGACGTTGACTCGGAAGAGGGCCTGCTTGATTTCTTCAACGCCCACGCCGTAGTCGCTGGCAAGCCGCTGGACGTGATCCTCGTAGTCGTAGCCGTTTTCGTTGGCGATATTCGAGGGCGTCTCCGTGCCTGTGGCGAGATTCGTCTGTCGGGCACGGGCGGTCTTCTCATCGTCGATCTGCGGTCGCGGCGGCCATGCCCAGGAGTGTGCGGGCGTGCTGCCGGTGTCGTTCCAGCCGTACTCCAGCACGGCCTCGGCGAACCAGATCTCAAAGAGCGGATCGAGCACCGTGTCCTCGATGTCTGCCTGGTCCACATCGACGGACACGAAATAGGTGAGGTGATCCAGCCGGCCGCCGCTGAACGAATAGTCCGACGAATCGCAGGCTGCGATGTTGTAGGGCATGTTCAGCGGCCGGGCTTCTTCGCGAAGCTGCGACCGCGTGAACTCGGAGTAGGTCGCCGACGGCTGCTCGGCTTTCGGCTGGAAGGCATCGCCGCCGCCGGGCAGGGCGACCATCATGCCCTTCTGAACCGGGAGCGTGCTGAAAGTCGTGAGTTGGTCGGGCCCCTCGTCCAGGCTCGCGCCGGTCTTCACCAGCACGGAGAAGTTGGCGATGTTTTCCGCGGCGGAAATGACCGCTTCACGGAAGCGGCGATTCTGGGCGAAGTTGCCGAGCGTGGAGGTAATCTCGGGAACCGCTCGGTGCTGGCCGGGTCGATCTTCGCGGAAGAGGTGGAGCATGAACTTCGCGGGTACCCGCTCGGGATCGACCAGCAGTTGCGCCCACTGCCCGCCGGGATGGTACTTGAGCATGTCGTACCAAAGCGGGTTGCCCCACTCGTCAAATTTGATTCCGTCAATCCGGTTGGACTCACGGTAGGGCAGATAGGGCGTGGTGATTTGCTCGCACTCGATTCCCACCACGTCCAACCTGACCTTCTCAGGGAGCGTGGGGTTGCTGGTGATAAACAAGAACGCTTCGCCGTCACGGACCCGCGCCTTGACCATCGTGCGGAGTTTGCGGGCCAACTTCACCAGCTTGGCCCACCGCTTCCAAACGGCCTCCACGGCATCGTTAAATCCCTTGTTGCCGCTTTCCATGCGGAGGACCGGACCGCGGCCGACCACGTAATTGGCGTGGGTGAGATTGATTCCCTTGGCGTCGCCGTTGTTCTCGGTTTCGTAGCGCGAGCGTTTGGCGAGCGTGCTGCGGACGGCCTTGGAGTTGGCGCTGTCGGCGTCGTAGCTGTCAGCCGATGCCCAGTGATAGGCGTTGTTGTCGGTGGTCTGGGCGTTGTCGTATTTGGCGCGGATCGGTAGAGGCGAATCGCCAGCAAGACGGGGCTTGCTGCCGCCGGTGAAGAATCGTCGCACTCTGCCGAGCAGGCTCATTGAAACCCCGCGGGGCCGCAGTTGTAGGGGCGGACGAATCGCAGCCCGAAGTGATTCTTCGTGACGGCTTCCTTGGCGGCCAAGTGCTCCTCGGCCTTGATTACCGCGTCGATGTCTTGAGCGGTCAGAGAGCGGCCGTCGGCGTGGCTGGCCTCTTTCGGGCCGTTGGCAATCTCTTCGATGCGGTCGGAAAAATCCGTGGGCATAACGTGGCTCTCCAGTTGCCGCCATGCGAGTCGCACGCATCGTCCTCGGGTTATGGGCCCGGGGTGGACACTGGCCCGGCGGCTGTTAGCCGGCGAAGCGCAACAAAAAAGGCGGCATCGTAGGTCGTGGCCCACGAGCCGCCTTGGTTGGCTTGGTTTCGACGCAGGGGATCAGCCCGCGCCGTCGCCGGTTTTCGGATTGTCAGTGTTTTTGTCTTACCATGTTTTTGGGGACACGCAAGAGCGTAGGAAAAGACTTCCTATATGCGGCAGTTGGGCGCAAAAAAAGAGGGCGGCCTGCGCTGGGCAAGCCGCCCTTACCGTTGCCTCGCCTCACCACGCCAAGCCGTACCCAGCCAAGCCACGCATCGCCTTGCCAGGCCTTGCCAGGCCGCGCCGCGCCCCATCTTGTATTGACTTGTTTTCTCTGTTCAAAAACCTTGCCTTGCCGAGCCCCGCCTCGCCACGCCCCGCCTCACCTGGCCTCGCCGAGTGTGATTTGCTATTTGTTCCTAAAAGTCCATGCCATGCCGCGCCTGACCCGGCCATATTTGCTTTCATAGAGACCTTGCCAAGCCATGCCGCGCCTCGCCAGGCCGTGCCACGCCATGCCGCGCCTCGCCAGGCCGTGCCAAGCCATGCCACGATATGCCATTTAGTTCACACTGCCGCCAGCAGCCAATCCAGCAACTCATGCAACTTTCGCAGCCGTTCCAAAAGCTTCCCATCTTCCTTGTCGAGAAGGTTGCTTTCGATCAAGTCGATAAGCTGGTTCGCGTAGAACGTCTGATTCATTCCCGACGACCGATCGTTAACTTGACACTGGGCCTTTGTCAGCCGTCGCCCGGCCATGTGTCGAATCGTCCGCTTCAGCGGGATTTCCAGCCCGGCGGAAGTCGTTGCGGTTCGCGTCTGCCGCAACTCGCCCAGCTTCCCCTCCGAAACGTGCAAGGCACCTGCCACGGCCTCGATGGGGATGCTCAGCCGTTCTGAAATCAATAGGCAGCGAGTGCGGTCGCAAGGGTCAAGCCTCGCCCCGTGGGCTGCGTTGTACCGCATCGCGTCAAGGAACAACTCCGCCTCGGTTCGGTACATCTTGAAGATGACCGTAACCGTTCCGTCCGGGTCACGCTTGAGCGCAGCCCTGACGCGGTGGAAGCCGTCTACTACTCGCTTTGTCTTCCGGTCCGCGATGACCGGCGGCATCTCGATGGCTAGTTCCATCGCATCCATGATGCAGCGGACATTGTGCTGGTCGATGTTGTTTCGCGGGTACAGGTCAAAGTCTAAGACCAGTTCCGCGGCCTTGATTGTTTGCATTGGGATTCTCCGTTTGAGTGAAAAACCTTGCCTTGCCTCGCCGCGCCGTACCAAGCCCGGCCTCGCCACGCCAAGCCCCGCCTCACCTGGCCTCGCCGAGTGTGATTTGCTATTTGTTCCTAAAAGTCCATGCCATGCCGCGCCTGACCCGGCCATATTTGCTTTCA